CGGAGCATTTCCTGCTCGATGGGCTTCTTTGCCATCTGAGCCGCGTCCCAACACTCCCGCAGGTAGCCGGTAAGCCCGAGGATGACGGGCTGATTCTGCCGGTCCGCTAAAGCGCGGTCCGACGCCTCCTGCTCCTGGCGAGCAAGCTCATCGTTACCAACTACCCGGAGGAAAGTTAGGCCAGCCATTATTTCATCCGCTTTTCCGTGACTTCCTTGACCATCATGCTGAGGGGCATGGTGGGGCGCTCAAACTCAATCTCAAAATACCCATAGTCCATGGGCTTATCAGCCAGTCCGCTCGTGTCCATTTTCTTATTCGTGGACATGCGGGTGTACGGTTTTCCGTTCTTGCCCTTCTTCATAGCCGCTCCGTATACAACTGACAGGAACTTTTCAGGTTCCGTATAGCATACACGAGTCAAAGCAACAATACATAAAAAAGCCCCCGGTGAGGAACCGGGGGCAAATACTACGGAGAGAGGAGAGAGTGACAACTAACTGCAGGGAAAATATATCAAGTCCACCCTGCCGCCGCAATACGCTTAATCTCCCGCCGCTGCGGCATAAACGACCCTTCGCCCGCATTGGCGATGTGCAGCATGAGGTACTGGAGCGCCTCCGCAACGTGGGAGTGCTTGTTCTTTTCGATCACCCCATCCTGCCGCATCTTGTAGCGATAGCCACCCATCATGGCGGATTTAAGCTGCGTGCAGCCAGGGTCCATGAGAAAGCCCGAGTCCCCGTCCACCTGCCGCATGAGGAACTCATCGACCGCGTTAATCCGCGCCGATATATTGTTAGTCTTGGCTGGAATAACCCGAAAGCCCTCGGCCTTGATAATGTCCACCGCGCTCCGCTCGTCGGTCTGCGCCCTCTGCACCCCAGCCGGGTCCGTCACGATGAGCACCGGCGCCCCGGAATATTTCTCGTAGAGCAGAGGCTTGAGCACGGTTCGCATGAACCGTTGCACCCCCATGTCGAAGCTCACCGCCTCGTCGAACACCAGTGCCCGTCCACGCGGGTCTTGCTGCCCAATGACTGCAGCGGGGGTCAACCCCAGGTCCATGCCCACCACGAGCGGCCTCACCCCGTTGACAACGGGCCTCAGCGTCGAAGTCGCCATGTGATAGTCCGGCCTGAAATACTTATACACCGGCGTCCCGGCACTGCTGAGGCCATACTCACCGTCGATGTAGACCCGGATGTACTCTTCGCTCCGCCCCTGGGTGTCGTAGTACCCATCGGGCAGGTTCTCGATATTCTCCGCGTGGATGCTCCGCCCGGACGGCTGCTTAAACACTGCCCAGCCATTGTCGTTTGGACTGATGCCATCCTTGGGGTCGAGCCCCTCCATCTGGTAATACCACCAAGTGTCCATGGTCGGCGGGTTAGTATCCGCCCACATCCCATGCCAGCTCGGCCCACCATCCTTGCTCGACGGAAAGCGCCCCACCCGCTTGGACATGGCATCCACAATCTCCGAGGCGATGTCCCGACACTCGTTGAACCAAGCGAAGGTCAATTCCAAGGAGTTGAGGTTTGCCACATCGTCCGCGTCGTCCAGCGCGCGGAACATAATCTCACACTCGACATCCCCCACCTCAAAGAAATAGGTCTTGGTGGTGCGCATATAGCGCCCACACTGCCCCGGCGGGAACCAATCAAGAAAGGTTTTGATCGTCGTGTCCTGAAGCTGGCGCACCGTTTGACGCACCACCGCGCAGCGACTGCGCCGTTTGCCGTTCTGGTCCGGCTCCTGCATGGACGCCCGGCGCACAATCTCAAAGCTACAGGTCACGCTCTTGCCCGAACCCACAGGCCCCATGAGCACCCGCATCTTGGAGTCGTTCTCCATGAACTTGGCGCCGGTGGGCGGCGGGGTGTAGTCAATGTCTAGGGCCACGGGTGGTCCTCAACAAGCATGTAAATAAATTCCCTACCGTACTTCCGCGTATTGTTAATCTTGCTCCGGTAGGACAGGGTGTACTTTGTCATGAGCCTCTCCATCAGGCTCGCTTCTTCAATCGTTTTTAGCCGTACTGCGCGGTGCCCTTCGTACTTGCTGTTAAACAACCTCAGAATACTCAATGGCATCTATGTCGTCCGCCTCCGTGGTGGCCTCAATAGTCCGTGCGTCCTGCGGCTTGTTCCCAAGATTGATGGTGATGCGCACCCCACCGGCACTGCCTTCCGAGTTGTCGTCGTTCCGAGGCTCCAGCCCGGCCCACTTCACGGTGGATTTTATCAGGTCCGCCTTCACGGCAGGAGAGACCCCAGGGTCGTGAATCAACAGATAAGATGTGGTGAGGAGTTCTTCCGCCTGCGCACGCGCCTTGAGCCTGAAGGTCATGCCCTTCTCGCGCACTTCGTCCCGGTAGTGTTCCACTTTCTTGAGGAACACGGGGTCTTGCTTGAACTTGAGCAGATCGCTCGCGCCGATGTTGTGCCGTCCCATCACCTCCTGCATGGTCTCGCCACTGCCCTCCAACGTCAGGGCAACGTCAAAGGCTAGGCGATCCGACCACTTGGTGTGCTTGAGGGGCGATGTATCCATCAGCTCAGGTGTTCCTTGATCGAAGCCTCCATGGCCTCGTCTGTAAAGTATGTTGGGGATATATCTAACACATTGTTCTTGGGATAGGAACCATCGGGGCGGGTAACGTCGCGGAGGATGAAGCTGGGTAGATCAAGCGCCACGAAGGCGTGTAGGGGGTACTTGTCGGGATTTCTGAGGTTGAAGCGGTAACACTCTGAGTAATAGGTCTTGTGGGCTTTCCTTCCGGTCTGGGTGCGCTGGGTTTTGGTGGTGGCCTTGACCTGTATGGGTATGTGTTCGCCACTGGGGGCTATGGCTAGGATGTCAAATCCTATGGTGTTTGCGTGGACCACGGTAATTCCACGGCGCTCTAACTGGTAGGCCACGAAAAATTCGCCAGCATTCCCGATGTTCTGTCGCGTCAGTTCCACAGCATGGCCCTCCCACGGCAGCGGGGGATTATACAGGGAAAGTAGTTGTGGTATGTCTAAGTTGTGTGACAGTGGGGGGTGTCACGGGTCTGCGTGGGTAGTGGGTGTACAAGCGCAGCGGGTGTAAGGTTTTGAAACTTTACACTTGGTTTTTTGGGGTTGTGCTTTACGAGGTTTACTACACTAGAGGGGGGCGTCCGTTTGCCAATCCATGTACCCCCCTCCCCCCTTGCAAGGGGTAGGCGCGGGAGCCCGCGAGAGGCGGGGGCGGGAGCCCCCGTAGGGTCTCAAACTTGACGTTTCTGTAAGGTTATGCTGGTCTGGAATCACTGGCTAGCGACCTCCTTGAAGAGCCAAGCCGCCAGGACCTAGGCCCCCGCAAGGTGGACCGACCTAGAGGAACAAGCGAAGTACCTTACATTCATTCTACTGGAGACATTCCTATGTCTAAGAAAGTTGAGGGTTTGGCGTGGACCAAGGTTGAGTCCATGAATCCGGGTCTGGCCGAGAAGTATCAGGCCTTCAAGGAAGCCGAGCAGGTCATGCTGGAGTACAAGGCGGCCTTTGAGGATGACTTCCTGACCCAAGTCCAGGCTAAGAACGGCAAGCTGGCTCCGAGCCAGCAGATGGTGTTCTCCTACCGCTGGGGCACCGTGTCGTTCGCAGTCAAGACTGTGGACTCCGCCAAGAGCAAGAGCAAGCCTACCGGCTTCTCGCTCTAACCACCAGGGCGCCCGCAAGGGCGCCCATAACCCTGGAGAGCGACATGAGCAGAGAGTTCTGCATCGGCCTCGCCTTGTTAGCCTTTGTACTCCTGACGCTGGCAGCCATTGGCGATATGGACTACGAGGATGCCAAGGCTGAGGAGGCGCACTACAACGACATGGTGTGCCACGGGTACTGGCCTGACTACGAGAAGCGCAGGCCGAAGTGTGACTGAACGAGGGGCGTCCGCAAGGGCGCCTTCTCTCTAAAAATTTTTTGTAAACAAACTGCCATACGTCGGGGGTTCATAGCTTGTTAGCGGCCTCAGACGCGCGCTTTACATCGAAATGGGGGTGTTGTAAGGTTTCAAAAACCTTTAGGGGCCTAATGATAGTGGTCACTTCGCTTCTAGCCCGCATTCTACCGTAAAATGTAAAGTTAAACTTTACAAATCTAAACGATCTACGCCGTAATCTAACACTTTGAAGCACTTTTTAGATCGCATAACCTTACACACTTTACATGTAAAGTTAGGAACAAGTGCCATGGAATCAACCACTTAGCTAATTCTTTCAGGGTGCTAAATAATTTTTACGATATAGTTGATATAGATAATCTGTTAAAAACTCATATAGGTTCACATCAGTTCGTTGGATTTTAATACTTTACAAGTATACATGTATAGTTCTATACCCCCTACCCTTTCCGTTTTAGCGCCACATTATCTCAAAAAACGTAGATCAACTAGATCGCAACCCAATTTTCCCTTATAAATCAAACACTTCCACGATCTATTTTGCGATCTAAATTCCCAACTTTACATAGATCGTCCACTGTAAACTTAGATTATTTCCAAAACCTGACATTGGTGCTGGCCCCAAACTTGACGTTTTCGCCGGGCCGTGCTGGTCTGAGGATCGAGCCAGGGCTGCCCTGGCTTGTACAGTTTATTAACTATACATTGAAACCTTACAGGTGGAGTATACTTATGTCTAGTTTCGTGATGTCAACTTCTAACGCGATGTATCGTTTGGAGTTTGCAGGTGATCGTCATGTTTTGGTATCTCGTGTAAACAATACCATCCGCACCATCAGTGGCTACTCTTACGAGTGGGAAGAACGTGATTACCTGGGCAACATAGTCCAGTCAGGTTTTAACAAACGTAAACTTTCGTTCTTCTTCAACGGTGGCTTCTACCGCCTACCCTTCTCCTTTGACACTATCGACAGCGACGCTTTACAGCCCATCGTTGAGTGGTGCGAAGCCAATGTGTTTGAGGAGGCAGCGTAATGGCAGATCAACGGGAAGTACGCATCCTCATGGATGCAGCCCAGCAAACCCAGATCAAAGAAGTTGTAGGCCTCTTCCGTTTTTACGGTGCCATTGGGTATCTGTCAACGTGGAACATGTCCTACGGCTTCGTTCAGATCACCCAGGACGACACCACGGACATGGTTGCACTGTACAAAGACACTGAGGATGGCCCCACTAAGTACGTCATCGGTGCCGTATGGCATGGCGACCGCTACGGATTTCATAGCTGAGGAGAGCACCCATGGAAAAGCGTAAAGGCAAGTATGTCCGTGGCACTGAGGTGCGGCCCTATGTTCAAAGCCGCACTGACTTCACCAACTCCACATGGACCCTGATGGGGAGCTACAGCCCCAGCAAACGACTTTACACCGTCAACTCCCACGGTCACTGGCGTATGTTTATATACAGTGAGCAAACTAAAACATGGTACGAGTGCAGCGACAAGTACAGCCGTACCACCAGCAAGCACCACACTCAGGCTCACCCCCTGACTGACACCATCAAACTGCCTCATCGCCTGATGAGAATGCTTTACTACTACGGCCCCATAGCCCTGACCAAGTGGAGGTTGACGGCGTGATCTATCGTTTAGTGAGCTGGGTTTACACCCGTATGTTTTCTGGGCCTCGCTGCCCTGACTTTGAGCCTGAGTGCTGTGTCTGCCAAGCATGGAAGACGCATGACGAATGGTTTGAGTGAGAGGAGGGAAGTTATGGATTGTAAAACTTGTGGGGAGCCTGTCTCCCCCAAGCGGTGGAGCCTGGGCTATAGGCTCTGCCTGTCCTGTGG